AGTCACCCGGGTTGATGTTTAGAATATAACTTCTCATTTTCTTGATTTTGTGGTCAACCCATCCCATATCGATAGAGTCATCTTGTGTTTTCTTGAGGAGACGTTTTGGTGACGTCTTTTTCTTTTTGTGAAGTTCAATAAGAATGGGATCGATCTCCCCAGTTAGGAAATACTGGTTCATAGCATCTTCCAGAATATAGACTTTCTGTTCCGCTTTGTCCCTCGCAGCAGCGCGTTCCGCCTTTTCCTCTGTTTTCTCTGGGGGAGCACCGTTATCATAAATGAAAATACAATGAATTTCGTTTCGGCGAAGGCATGCGACGAGATTAATAAACTCGGCTAGCCATCTGTCACCGCATATAATCTTGTATTTACACAAGAAAAGTGAAATATCAACTGCTACTTTTTTGTAACTATACTCTGAAATGTGTATCGGTTCGAATACATTAGGACAGTTTTTCCTTAAAAATTTGTTTAGATTTGAAATTCCCATGTTGTTTGGTTTGGTTTATTTTTTAATGTACTGACTTAAATATCATTTTTATTTTTACATTAAAACTTGATTAAACGAATCTAGATTGTTTTCATCCTGAATAGCGAATACAACCTTTTTGAAAACCCCGTTGAATTCCCTTGATAATAAATTCTTAAAAACCCACGAAACGGTGTTTGGATTATTTTTTGAAGTTTGGTCACACCCATATGCTCCTAAAATCAAAGTTTCAGTATCGTATTTCGCGGCTATTTTGAGTATAGATACACATCTTGATTTCATTACTATATCAATAGTTTTCCTTGTGTCAATGAAATCCATTTTTTTCTTCTGAGCATATTCAAAAACCCTAGTTGTGTTTACAGAGGGTACCGATATAACAGAAATATTGGAATGTGTTTCAAGTAATTCACCGTCACTATTTCTAACTATAGAAACATCTGGTGTATACACGGCGAAATTATGATAATATCCGTTCTGTGGATCTTCTTCATTAAGTTTGTACATTTTTGTCGCTGCTTTTTGTAAAGGTATATATAATGTTGTCGCCGATGCCAATGATTCTTCTTGACCTGTACCACCCTGAAGCCACCCACCACACGGACGGACAGCAGATGCAAAATTTAGAACGGTTACAAGTCCATCCGTGTTACATTCTTTCAGCGTTGCAGATATTGTTGACTGTTCAACAACTTGAATTTCAGTGTCTTCGTATTTTGATTCGTATTTATGGGGTACTTTGAATTGAATTTTGAAAATTTTCGTATTGTTTATAGAATTTTCTGTTGACATGTTTGTAATATATTCTAATTGTTCTTCGGCAAGAGCCTTCCTGTCTTTTTTGTTCATTTTAGTAAAACTGTTGTATCTTTATATTAAATAGGTGATCTACATTTTGGATATAATTTACGTTAATTGTGGATATTTGGGTTTACAAAGATATCTAACATACTATGGTTAAATAGTACAAATAATAATTCAGTTTTCCAACCCTTCCAAATACCTTAGAAACTCTTACGAATTTTAAACAATCTAAAGACAGTTTAAAAAAAATATGTTTGAAATAACAGATTTAAAGATAGGCTGGTTATAATTAACAAAAACAAAATGCCTAAATCTACAACTAAGCCTGTAAAGGCATCCAAGACCAATGAGTCTGTTAAGAAGTCCACCGCCACCAAGAAGGCTCCCGCCAAGAAGGCACCTGCCAAGAAGGCACCTGCCAAGAAGGCACCCGCCAAGAAGGCACCTGCCAAGAAGGCACCTGTCAAGACGGATGTCGCCGAGGATACTCTCGAGGAGGAGGAGGATGTTCCCGTTTCCGACGTTGAAGACGGTACCAAGACCCCTAAGAAGCGTCGCGTTCCAACCAAGGAGTCTGTTGCCGTTTCGTTCGATGAACTCGTCGAGTTTGTTGAGGCTGAGATTACTCACCTTCGCGAGAGTCCCGTCAAGTCCAAGGGTGTTAAGTTTCTTCGTAGCCTTAACAAGCGCCTTAAGACTCTTCGTGGGCAGGCTACTCGTGTTATGAAGCAGCGTCAGCGTACTAACCGTAAGAACAACGAGAACTCCGGTTTCCTGAAGCCTGTTCAGATCTCCTCTGAGATGGCAAAGTTCACCGGTTGGGATCATTCTCAACTTCGTTCTCGTGTTGATGTCACCAAGTACATTTGCGAGTACATCAAGGAAAACAACCTTCAGAACCCTGACGATCGTCGTCAGATCCTTGCGGATGCGAAACTTTCCAAACTGCTCAAGTACGATGCCAAGACAGCCAAGGATCCACTCACCTACTTCCGAATCCAAACCCACATGAAGGGGCATTTCTCGAAACCTCCCGTCGTTGAGGCAAAGTAAACAGAATAAACAATCTATTATTATATCTTTATGAGATATAATTATTTTATACAAGTTGTTTGATAAATACGCTATAATTATTTTATACAACTTGTATAAAATTATTGAGATATCTGTTTTATGGTGAACTTAAGCGAACGGATTTAAGGGTTCTTTTTTATTAGAGTAAATGAGTCGTTTTAATGAGAGCGATATTGATAATCTGTTGGAAAGTTGGAGTCGTACTAAGAAGGATATTTCTGATCTTCAATTGAAGTGTGATAGATATAAAAAATTAGCGTCAAAGATGATGAATAAGATGAGCACGAGTGAGTTGAGTAGTGATGACTTTCGTTTGAAAAGAAAGAAGATCACACGATCTAGTCTGTCTCGCAACGATGTCCCAAAGACTGTATGGGATACTTATTCTAAATCAAGTTCGTATGAAGCATATTATTTGACTGAGAATTAGATGGTGATAATTCTATTTGTTTGTGTCGCGGTTTAATAGTTTTTCTTTCAGATGAGATTATACTGTTAACTACTGTTTTCCGTGTTTCTGAGTTGTCTATAATTTGTTTAATAGCCGCTAACTTTTGGTAACTGGTTAGGTTAAGGTTATTTTTCTCTGTTTGTTCGTAAAGTTTCATAAACATGATAACTGTTTTTACGTCACCCCAATCGTTAATATATGTGTCAAAGAAATTTCTAAATTCTGGATGTTCCATAACATTAGCAAGGGATTTGAAGAATGGATTTGTTTTGTACAGCCCTTTTCCGTCTTTTTCAAGATTATTGTAGTCGATACCGAATTTTGTAAGTTCAGACATTTTATATTATAAATTTTATATTTAAACACTAAATTTATCTTAGCATTAATAAAATGAAAAGTGTTCAACCAGTTCATAAGTTGTACGATGAGATATATACATTATTAGGTACAAATAAGTTGTCTACCACTAATATAATGTCGGTAGTTATTATGTTAATGCAGGTTGTGGAAACATATAAGAATATCAAAGGTGATCAAAAGAAGAATATTGTTATTAAGGTATTGCGTATGTTCGTAAAAAATAATTGTACACCAGATGAGAGTCAGAATATTAATTTGTTGATTGATTTAGCATTACCTTCTATAATTGATACGATTATCAGTATCGATAAGAAGAAGATTAAGATTAAGGTGGGTAAGTTTTTAAAGAAATTTGGTAGTTGTTGTAAATAAAATGTTGTTTTTAAAGGCATGGACGCCTTGAAGGAAAATAGGATAAAGTGTTCTAAGTGTGATAATATGTTCTCAAGTCGTGATGCCTTGTCTTATCATATAAATAATGTTCATTTGAAACAGACCGCTAAGACGTGTGTGTATTGTGGTATTAGTTGTACAACATCTGGTAATTTAACTAAGCATATTCAGCAGTGTCATACTGACAATTGCAAGGTTAAGTGTGATATATGTGATAAGGTGTATGCTAACAAGTTTATTTTGAGGGATCATATTAAGATTTATCACGAAAGATCTCAAAAGTGTAAGTGTGAAGTGTGTGGAAATATATTGGTTTCTAAGGCTGGATTACGTTACCATATGTTTAACAGTCATCAAACGGTGTTGGAAAAATAAAATTGAAATAATTTATTATAATCTAAACATATAGTAGAAACTAACAAAATGTCTGAAAACACTCAACTAACTCCGGCCTCTGGCTACGATACTAAGAGAATGATCTTCTCGGAACCCCAGTGCGGGACGATTCCGGATAGCAAACCACAAATTAACTATAAGCGAATCAATATCGCTACACAGAACGAGGACGGTACGACTGGTGAACTTGTCTTCCCAACCGAGCGTGTCTTCTCCTTCGGTGTGAGCGAGAATGTCAGCCCCGACAACGGGTCAATTAATGGATATGTTATGCCTCTGGTCTTGTGGAACCGCGATGGTGCTACAAAGGCTGAGAAGGCTTGGTCCGATACTTTCGACAAGGTTGTCGAGCAGTGTAAGGACCATCTTATTGCCAATCGGGAGGAGATTGAGCAGTACGAACTTGAGCGTAACGATCTCAAGAAATTCAATCCACTCTATTACAAGAGGGAGAAAGGTAAGATCGTTGATGGAACCGGTCCGACACTCTACGCTAAACTTCTTGTTTCCAAGAAGAACGAGATCAAGATTGTCACTTCCTTTTTCGGGATGGACGATCAACCGATTCCCGGAATTGATCTTGTCGGTAAGTACTGCCACGCCCGCGGTGCCGTCAAGATTGAGTCAATCTTCATTGGCAATAAGATCTCCCTACAGGTGAAACTGTACGAGTGTGAGGTTGAGCCTATGCAGTCTGGTATGAAGCGTCTTCTTTCTCGACCCAAGGCAATTTCCCGGGTCATGACAAAGCCCACGTCCAACACGGCTCCCCCCATGGGTGATGACAGCGATGATGACACTGGGAGTCTCAACGGGGACGACGAGAAGGATGACACTCCACCTGTAGTCAAGAAGCCTTCTGTCAAGAAGAAGCCTGTTGCTCGCAAGGTGAAGAAGGTTGCTCGCAAGGTTACACCCAGTTAATCTTAACAATATAATACAATTTGAATATTATACGGATATCCGTATAATATAATTTTAATGTTTGTGTAATAATAAATGCAAACAGAAGCAAGTGGCTCTTTTAATAAAGGAGTACGGGAAATCGTTGAGATTTTGTATACCTTAAGAAGTATTGAATTTAGTAAGAAATCTATGGAAATTAAATACACAGATGCATCTAAATTAATAAAAAATGTTACAACCTTGTTGGAGAAAAAGAAAAATTACGTGTTGTATAGATCTCTATGGGAGGAACTTCACGACCGTATGGTTTTCTATTATGATTATCTGAACAAAACCAACTTGGGAAATAAAATCCCATTATTTAGGATGACTCTACATAACGAAGCAATCGTATGGTGGTTGAAATGTCAAAAGAAAGGAATTCTTAAAGGTCCTCTCATTCACTTTGACACACATGATGATATGGGGATACCCGATCATACAAGTGGACTTTTATTAAAAAATTCTGGAAAGATAGACAGAGAAGGTATGTACAGGGGTGCATGTGGTATGATATTTTGGCCTGTAACGTGTTTATTACTCGCGAAGGGTACTAATAAAGTTATTTGGGGAATGCCAAAGTGGGTTTACGATGATAATGCATCTTTCAAACAAGTACTTACGGTTGAGAAGAAAAACGATACAATATATTATCTTCGTGGAAAAAACGAAAAGAAGGATGATTTTCGTTTGAAGGAGGATGTTATTCTAGTTAATGAAAGTGAACTAGGAAATAACAAATCTTTGAAATTTCACCACCCTATTAACTTTGATAGAATACATATTGATTCTGCTTCAGGGTGGAAAAAAACAGCAAAGGCTATACCTGAAGATAAGTTTATTTTAGACATCGATTTAGATTTTTTTACATGCAATGGGGATATTTTCTCACTATCTGAGTACAAGAATGATTTTGATGATTTACAATCAGATGGGAGGGTTCATGGTATGCCAGGAATGACAACACCTAGAGAGGCGTATACAGATGGTCTTAGTCAGGATATGGTAGATGATCTCAATAAGGAAACTACCCTGATTAAACGTCGTATAAACATATTTCTAAAAGGA